TTTTCCTTATTAGCCTCATAGTAAGCTTTTTGACAGGCTGCAATCTTTTCCTTATTAGCTTCACGGTAAGCTTTCTTCCTAGCTGCAAGCTTTTCCTTATTAGCCTCATAGTAAGCTTTTTGATAAGCTGCTCCTTTCTCCTTACGGGTCATAGGTTAATCAACTCTGCTGATGTGTAGGGAATATGAAAGAACTTCTCACCCTTCTGGATGTAACGACCCTTAGCTTCCTTGAGGCTATCCTGTGTCAACAGAGTATCCTTGATACGCCATGCCTGTTTGAAGTCAGGACGAAAGATGTAGAAGTTAAGAACACTCTTACCATCGTCAACATGTTTATCCAGTAGACGTTGCTTGCGCTGGGGGATACGTACCTCTGCCCAGTGAGTAGGCCAGTCACCCTTCCATGCAGTCTTAACCTCTACCTCGTTAAAGTAAGTGTACCCTCCCTTCTGAGAAACAACATCAACATTGAAGTTCTCCTCGTTGTTAACAATGGTGTGACCTTTTGTCTCAAGGTAACCAACAAGAGCATCACGAGCAGGTGTGTCGTATGCTTCGTACAAGGCTCTGTTGAATTTCTTACGTACTGCTGTCATTGAGGTACTCCTTGAGTTCTGTGTAACCACCAATGAACTGACCATCAGGGGCGTATATCTGGGGGACTGTCTTAGTGACAATCAGTGAATCAATCATCGGGTTGTTCTTCCTGTCAGCTACGTTGTAGACTTCGGTATTGAAGCCGTAGCTATTAAGTAAACCCAGAGCCGCAGTACAGTACTTGCAGTTGTCTTGAGTTAACATTACGTACTTCTGCATGCCAATCCTCCTGTGTTAAGATAAGCAGTTTAGGCACATGCTCAGGTGTTACCCCTACTCATAATGGGCCGTAGCCTATTGCATAGGGGCAATGCAGATACCTTAGTAGAGCTGCCACTTCAAGTCAAGTCAACAATCTCACAGCTGTCACCAGAACATGCCAGTGTCTGACTACCAGATGTGTTATCCTCCTTTTCGTACTCTGCTAACAACGACCAGTCAATAGTCTTTGGCATCAGAGATAGAAGCTCTTTATACTCAGACTTACCGCAGTCCTGATAAGGCGCTTGTTGATAAGTGTGATCTGAGTGAGGAAGGAAGGATACCCCAGACATTTCATCAAAGTGTTTGTAAACAAAGGAGGCAACCTCCACCCACTCACAGTCTTTAACTGAGATAGTAACACTCGGTTTGTGTTCACACCAGTGACGTTGGTATGTTAACCATGTCTCCAGTTGTTCAATAGCTGTTGTAGCATTACGGGTTACAGCATTATCTGGAGCCTTCATAGGGAAGCTAAACACTGTAGTCTGTTCAGGTTTAACTACACAGGGTTGATTGGGGATACCTTGATCAATCATAAACTGTGTCAGTGGGTCTTTGTTGTCTCCTCGTACGGTTCTAATGTAGTAGTCGTTATGACGGGCGTGGATGCCAGAGGCACTATCTACCAACTGTGAGACTGTTCCCGATGGTTTGACACATGTGATAGCAGCAGCCACAGGAATGCCAAGAAGATCAGCCCAGTGAGCATTGGTTTCCACAGCAATCTCACGTAGTTTCTCCAGTGTCTTATCCAGACCAGCGTTAGCACTCGTCATCAGAGGGTTGTCCATAATACCTGTAAGGCTTACCCCCAACAGGCGTTCAGCCTCTGTGTTGTCACGCCACAGCTTACGAAGATAAGGCATCTTAGTGTAAGTAGACTGAATAGTACCAAGGATAGTAGCCAGCTTAACCTTCTCAGCAAGTGTATCAAAGGTATCAGATGCTCGGACCACAACCTCCGTCAAGTTACAGAACTGGTATGGACGGAGAATGATCTCGCTGCACGGGTTGGTTCCGAACTCAAAGTTAGGATCACGACGACCATTCTTTGCTGCCTGTTTCTTCGAGGCCTGACGGTTGAAGATACCCCGTTCGCCTGATCCACTCTCTACAAGTGCTGTCCACTCACGCATGAAGGATGTAGCATCTGGCTTCTCTGTGTAGGATACTGAGTTGTTAGCCAAGGCACGTTGCGGGTTTGTCTCCCACCATGAACCAGACTTAGCATGGCGCATACGGTCATCACTCAGGTTAGACAGAGAGATCATAGCTGATCGACGTACACCGCCAACAACAACAACCTCACCGATCTTACACATCAAGTCGTGACACTCTACAGAGGATAGTTTACGTCCCTGAGCACCCTTAAATGTGTTGACTGCAAAGTTAAACAGGTCAATCAGAGGCGCTGGGCCTGATGCACGACCACCAAATGTCTTCAAACGAGTACCAGCTGGACGAACACCTGAAACATCCCACTTAGGAATTTCACCACTATACAGGAGTGCAATCACTTGACGCAGAGCCTTAGCCCAACCTTCCTTGCTATCCTTTACGAAGATAGTGGTGTCACTCTCGAAGAGTTCAGGAACTTCTGGGAGCTTACTGATGAACTGACGTTCAACGGAGAAGCCAACACCAGTCCCACAGAGCAGGATGAACATAGCCTCATCGAAGGACTTAAGGTCATCTACGGGTAGATAGCTACAGTTGTACATACATGTGTTGTCACGAGCAGCCGCTGGACCAGCTGTCATAAGCGACCGCATAGAAGGCATAACCGACAGGTCGAGGATGGCCTGTTCTAGATTGTTGATGTAAGTATCATCACCTGTTACTGGACGTACGATGTTGTCCATGTAACGGGCTACTGTCTCACCCCAGTTCTCTCGACGACCTTGGTCATCTAGCCAACGTGCATACCGTGAGGTTGCAATGAATGTTTGGTAGTCAGTAGGTAGGTAGTTGTTCTTCATTTTGACTCTCTTCCACTTACATCTTTATCTTCTTTGAGCCACACCAGTCGATCAATATCTCCACGGGTGATGCCAATATCTTTTAGCTCTCTGTCACTAAACTTATTAAGTTTCTTAATGACTTTACGATGTTCACGCCATGTAGCTAGGTAGTTGATGTACCTCCAAAACCAACTCATCTGTTGTCCCCACTTCCTTGAATAACACCACGTTCCTTGCGGCTCTCTAGTTTCTCAATGTTGTTCTCAGCAATCTCTGTCAGGCTGTAACCTAGATCGTTAGCTAGGTTAGCCAAGTACCAAAGTACGTCACCCAGTTCCTTGGCTGTCTCGTGACGACTGAACTTGTTATCACGTACCTGCTTCTTCACCTTCTCAGCTACCTCACCTGCCTCACCACACAAACCCAATGTAGGGTAAAGAACCTTGTGTGTAGCAGGGTAAACGGCGAAGCTAACTGCTTTCTTTTGGTAGTCCTTAAAGTTCATCTTCTTCTTCTTTCTCTATTGTAAAGCCAATGTCTATATCTGCTAGACGTTCAAGGTTGTCCAGCACTTCTTCCTCAAAAGCTAACAAGAACATCTTAGGAGTTACTCTTGCCGCCTCTGCAATCTCTTCAAGGCTGAACCTCTCCAAGATACGTACTCTTAAGTCTTCATTCATTGATCCACTCCTCAGGTATCTCCTTGTCTGCGTATAAGAAACCGTTCTTTGTACACCAGTCCCCGTAACTTGACTTAGCACCCTTGTAGAGTTTAGCTCGACTGTTGCTAAAGACAAACCTGATGTCGTGTTCGTTACTATACTGTCGTTTTATCTCTAGGTGTTTACGTCTATCGGCAGCTGTGAACCTGCCCTTTGTCTCGACTATGATACCGTTGTGAAGAACGAAGTCAGGTGTGTACGTCCTAATCTTGAAGTCTTCCCACTTGATCTTGGTCTCTTCGTAGGTGTACTTGATCTTCTTCTTCGTCAGCATCTTTGCTGTTTGTTCCTCAAGGCCAGACCTATATCCAGCCTTGAGTGCTCTCTGTCTAGTGCTTAACTTCCTAGGCAATGTCAATCTCTTCTACTCTAGGAGCTTTGACAACCTCAGTTAAGTACAGAGGGAAGGGCATAGCTGCGTACTTGTAACCCTTGAGACCCTCTCCATCGTTAGAGTCTGCCCAACAAACTTTCTTAAAGTCACAAAACACACAGCCTATATCTAACTTACGGTTGCCTGTCTTAAGGTCTAGGATGTCAGGGTAGCACCGTTCAGGTGGTTCTTCTGATGCCAACTGTTCGTGTAACTCTTCTACTCTTTCATGTGTGTCAGGCAGTACATCTTCTGATGGTTGGTACAGGGTAAGGTCACCAGTAACTTTGTTCATAGCCCAGAAAGCTACGCCTTCATTATCTGGTACACCCTCACTGTAAGCAGAGATTTGCTGGAGGTAACCAAATGGATCGTCAAGAGGTAGACTACCGTTAGCAAACTTCTTATAGGCGAAAGGTGAAGCAGACTTAACGTCTACAACATGACCGTCAATTACGGCGTCCATGTGTCCCGTGATCCCTGCTACCTTTACCTTACCCTGTTCGTGAGATACTGAGTGACCAGACAACTTGGCTAAAGTCAGGAGGATTTCTTCGATGATGTCACCGTAAAGAAACTTTAGCAACTTGTCCCCAGTCAGTACCTCTTTCTTGTACCCCTGCTTGTCATACCATAGTTGTCGGGAGGGTTTACCTATGGCAGACAAGCGGAGGTAGAAGTCACCACTCTTACGAGGGGTTAGTCGAGACCTGAGCAGTTCTTTCAGGTTCTCACCAAAGGCATCAATAGCCTTATCGTTTTCTTCTGTCTTCTCATACCCATCAGTGAATACAGAGTAGACATCTTCGATCAGGCTATCAATGCTTTTAGTCATCAGTACTGTTCCTTAAAATTCGATGGACATTTCTTCTGTTGGCTGTGCATCTACCGCAGCATTAACAGCCTTGGCTTTGATGACTGCACTAGGTGCTTCGTAGTCAACGATCTCCATCACCTGACAGAAGTCAAAGAACATCTCCATAGTCTCACGGTTCATGTCAGACAGGTGACCAAGCTTAATGATGTTACCGTAGCTACTGTCACCAATAGTCACGAATATGTTAACCTTGGAACCGTTACCAACCAATGCTTTTGATGGGTTACCGTTCTTGTCGTACACTTCACCGAACCGTGTCCAACCACCTGATGTCTTCTCAGCAAGGGCGATGTTAATGTGACGAGCACCATCGAATGTAGAGTCCTTGCCTTCCTTGACCTTCTTGTTGATCTTGTAGTCAGTCATCAGTTTCTCTAGCTGGTCATTCATCTTAAGAGATACTGAGTACTCAAGGTCCTCAGACATGTACTTGTTGTCAGGCTCTTGCAACTTAGCCCAGCTAACTTCTACGTCTTTGATTACGATTTTCTTGTCTGCCATGATATATCCTTTCTGGCGTTGGTCTGTTCAATTATATTACTACATACTACATAAGGTGTCAATGGGTTTCTAGCCAGTTGTTACCGATTTTTGCTTCACCGTCCATAGGACAGTTTAACTTGAAGAACTTACCAGCATCAATGATCGACTGCACCTGTATCTCTCCTAGTCTTTGGGCTTGATCGGCATCAACTTCTGTCTGCCATTCGTCGTGTACCCAAGCACACTGTTTAAAGTTTATCCCTTCCTTCTTAGCTTGGCGTTGCCAGAACACATTGGCAAGCCTCATGATTACTGTTTCTCCACCCTGTAGGTAAACAGACAGGGCAAGGTGGTCACTGCCGATACGGAGGATACGACCATCAAGGCCTTTCATCCAACCCATACTGGCAGCACGTGACGCCTCACTCTTAAGTCTCTTGAGTGTAGGCAGTGCCTCATAGAAGTTCTGCATAGACTTGTTAGCTTGTGCTGGGTTGCACCCAAGTATCTCTGCAATCTTTCCTACACCTGCGCCTAGCAAAAAGGCGTAGATGAATGTCTTAGCTGTTGGCCTATCTTTACAGAACCTGCCCAGCGCATTCATGTTGAACGTGTGGATGTCTCCATCAATCACCTGCTCAGTATACACAGGATCGTTCATGTAGTGGGCAAGCACCCGTAGCTGAATACCTGCTGCATCCGTACCGACTAACAGCTTACCCTCAGGAACCTTGAATACCTGACGACACTCAGCTGCGTACATACC